ATGGCGACCTACGACAAAGACCTGAAGCTCGGATCGGATGGCACTTGGTCCCGTTGGATCGGCGTCGACGAGAAGGGCACGAAGCAGAATTTTCGACTCGGGAAGGACAAGGTTGAGGCCACTCGACGGCTCAAGCTGATCGTGGCTCTACACGAGCTTTCGAGCTTCCGGGGGAAGAACGGGACGCAGTGGTGCGCCGAGTACCTCGCCACAGCGAAGGGAATCGCCAAGGGCGAACCGGCAGTCCTTCCGCCACTCAAATTCGAAGGCTATCCAGAATCAGACAGGACATATGACGAGGTCTTCCAAGTCGCCAACATCCGCACCAAAGGCGGGTTCGAGGCCGACCCTGCCATGATGAAGGAGATGATTCGGACGAAGCAGGCTGAATTCTACGGGGCAGAGTCGAACTTGCGGCGGCTGACCGGCGGCAAGACGGTCCCACGTCAGACCGGCCAGACGATCGAGAAAGCAATTGAGGCTTACGTGGCTTCAGTCGTGAAGCAGTACACCATCCCCGGCAAGGGTCTCTCCGGTTGGGGGAAGACTCAGTGTGACCAAGCTCGCTCGTGGGCAGCGTACATGGGCAAGACGGAGGAACTCCTCCAGACCGATCTCTCGGACGTCTCCATCGCCAAGGCGCAAGAGATGATCGACGCCATCCGGACCCGTCCCCTCACGATCCGGAGCAAGCATCGGGAGCGAATGACCCCTTCCACGGCCAGCAACATCCTCAAGACCGTCCGTTGCTTTTGGGACTGGCTCGACCTTTCGGACGATTGGAAGTGGCAGGAGCCGCCTCGCTTCCGCAAGTTGGACTACACGGTCTCCACGCTGACGGCCGACGAGCGGCACGAAAAGAAGATGGCCAAAGACCGCTGGGAGATCAGCAACGATGAGATCCGAATTCTGTTCAGTCATGCGACGGAGTCAGAGCGGGTTCTATTGCTGCTCGGTCTCAACTGCGCATTCGGAGCCGGGGAGATCGGCAACTTGCGAGTCCCCTACGTGAAGCTCAGCACGAGCGAGATCGACGGCATCCGGTTCAAGACGGGGAACGACACAAGGCATCATCTGTGGCCAGAGACCGCCCACGAGCTTGCGGCAGAGCTTCGGCGGCGGAGTGCTGCTCCGAAGACAGATGAAGCGAAGGACATTGTCTTCCTGACCGGTTCCGGCCGTCCCCTGTGGAAGATCACTGCGGCCGGGAACTACACCGACAATGTTTCGAAGCGTTGGGACAACCTGATCCAGAGAGTCCGGAAGCATCATCCGGACTTCTACGAGTACAGCTTTGGGAAGCTCCGGAAGACGGCGGCAATCCGCATCATCGAAATGGCCGATCCGTCCACAGCGTCCATGCTGCTCGCTCACGGCTCCGCATCGCAGGACGACGATATCCTTTCGGCGTACGTCACGTTGCCGTGGAAGAAGCTCTACGCCGCTCAGAAAGCGTATGGAGAGGCCGTCAGACCGTTCATCGTGGAGAAGCAGGAGACGGCCAAGGACTACATCGGCAATAAGGCCACGACGATCGTGGATCTGTGGAAAGCTGAGACCCCTGCCGCCGAGATTGCTCGAAAGGTTGGGGTCTCCCTGATGACGGTCTATAGGCACGTTGACCGGGCGGGGCTCCGGGCCTGACTCTCAATTTCTCGACCTAGTTGACGAGGCAAAACGAAATGATTGTTCACGGGCCAATTGATCCCCGAACTGCTCGGGAGTGGCACACATGGTTCAAAGCCACCTACCCCACTTCGACTCCGGGTGACGCTTGCAGGGGAATGTTTGATTTCTCGCTTGGCCATCTTCTCAGCGACCGGCAAACGTTCCAGTACATCTTTTGGGTGGAAGGCGACAAGCCTGTCGGTCTCATTCAGTACAAGACCGTAGATCCAACTAGGCTGGAACTACACTATCTCGCTGTGCTGCTGGAGTTCCGCTTACAGGGCATCGCCACCACGCTGCTGACGGAACTCAAGAAAATGGCGAGTGGCAAATCGGCAGTGTTCGCCAGCGGCCTAGAACCGCCATCGCATCGCCCGCTTCAGAAAGCTGGCTTCTGGCCGTGCAAGCCTCGGCGAAGGGAAGTTGGCTACAAGTGGAGCGACGTTCCAAGCCAAATGAATGACGAAACACCTGAGTGCGACGAGGAGACGGAGTCGCAAGACGAGTAAGACTCCAAACTTTGTACGTGCGCAACACGAGACCCCTTCAGTCAGGGACCAATCTCCCTGGTTGCGGGGTCTCGATGCTTTCCGCCTCGTGGGCAGACGTATCTATTCGCCGTGGCTGACGATCTCCCGGCCACCGATTACTCCAGATCCAGTTCTCTGCCTGCTTCGGAGCGGTGATGACCGACATCAGTGCGAGACCGAGCGACGCCAGGACGGCAACGTAGACGAGCCACGCAGCAACAGGATTGATCTTCGTTCTCATAGAACTATCTACGATCCGCCGGAAGCGAATGTTTGTTTCTCCGGACAGACTTTCGACATGAAAGTTCCGACCAATAGACAGTCTATTTGGATCGTTTGTAGACAGTCGGACCGGCTCGATAAAATGCCTCTCTACTTTTACGGAGAAACACATGGCAGAGAAGCCGAAGAGCGAGAGTCCCAAAGAACCTAAACCACCGAAGCCAGAAGGCGAGATGAGATTCGCCGAATGGCTCGCACGCAAGAAGCCGAAGTGACCGACCAACGTTTGGATGGCAAAACGAGGAACCCCGGTGGAGCGACAAGCTTTCACCGGGGTTCGAGACCATGCTGAGTTGGACTATCTATGCTCGTGGATCGTACCTCACTTTGAATTCCTCGGACATGAGATCTCCCAGCGCATCGCAGAGATAATGGAGGTCTTCCAGCTTGTTCAGAAATCCTGTGATCACCATGTGAGTGTTGGCGTAGTCGGCGAATTCTTTCAGAGCGTCACACAGGAGGCCGGGGCCAATTCCGGGAGCCAGATTGATCTCCCAGTCTGGATCACTCTCGGCGGGGTTGAAGTATCGATCAGCCGAGAAGCAGAGACGGGACTCGTCCTCGTCGTAGACCCAGCGTCCCCAGCGAGCCAGCGTCTTCTGAATTGTTTGATTGGTTCGGCTCGTTGAAAACCCTTGTCCGGGCAGGTAGCTACCGCCCTCTGGCGGACAGATAAACAGTTCGTTCGGTTCCATTGAAAACTTCCTTGTGGTTTGGTGATCTCGTAGAGACCCCCTCCATTGCAACGAGCTTTAGAGGGGGCCATGCCACAAGATTCCGGTGGTCATATTAGTTGTTAGGAAACACTAATGCAATGTTTTATTCTCGGCACCATTTCTTGATCTGCTTGTCTAGCTCTCTCAGGGAGCATGGCGGATAGTGGTGTTCGTGGTGGCATTCTCTATGTGCTACGCCAACAGAGTCTATGTTCTCAAGCTCGTCGTACAGATGTCTGTAGTTGTGGTGATGCACAACATAGATGCGGCGGCATTTTTCACCACAAAAACAGCACATCCCACGGTAATGTTCATAGACCTTGGGTCGCACGGTGAAGAGCCAGCGAGCGGAGGCGAGGTATGCCTTGTATTCGTCGTAGTCAAATTCTTGTGTCATGCCTGTATCTAGGAGGCACGCACAGAATTTTTTGCAGAAAATGGATGTCAACGCTAATATAAATGGAAAGGGAGGGAACCCATGCCATTCGTTAGCGTCAGAGAACACTTCAACGTCTACAACATGTCGGACGTCGCTAAGGCGACAGGTCACGACGAATCACATTTCGCCACCAAGGTCCGCAAAGGACTGATCGAGGCTCCCTCGGTCTTGATTGGCAAGAGGAAATACTACTCTGCGGAGCAGTATGACAGGCTCGTGAGCACGCTCACGGAACTCGCTCGTCTGAAGAGCGAACAAGCACGTCTCTCTCGGCTCGTCGCCGGAGAGTAAATCAACGAAAAAACCCACGCTCGTGAGGCGTGGGTTTTTTCGACCTGAAAGGTCTTCGCAAATGGACACACGTATCTACCATGCCTTCGAACAATATCACAGAATCCTTGAATGGCGCAACGCCATTTCTCCAAGAAATTGAAACAGCTTGCCAGAAGCTCGAACCAAACATTGAGTACGATCCGCTCCTCGCTGATCCGGATGCTGTCGCATCCATCGACGCTCCGGACGCTCCACAATCGTCATGGGCAGCGACAAGCGACGAATTGAGTCGAAGCCTCGTGGCTCACATCTGCCGAGACAAACGAGTCCTTGCCGTAGCGGCCGGAATGTACGACCCCAAGGCGGTCGTCAACCTCGCTCACCAGAGGATGGTCAAGCTTGCATTCTCGTATTACGAACAGACTGGCGAGGCTCCCAAGCCGGACTTTTTGATGACCTTGCTCCGCAAAGATCTACGGGAGAATGTCAAAGACACAGAGAAGCATCTGTGGCAACTGACCGAAGCGTCCGCCACGCTCGACTACACCGACATCGCTTCGACCCAATATTGGATCGAGGAAATGTATCGGCGGCAGCGTGAGTGGAAGATCAAGAACGCCTACGGCGAGTATGCCAACGATCAGGACGCTGCGAAGCTGTTCGAGGCAATCCGGGCGGCAGAGAAGATCACTCCCGGAGGGGACGAACTCTGGAACTACGCCACAGCGACCTACCAACCACGACGCCACTACCTCAAGGGCTTCGTTGGGCAGAAGGACTTGGTCCTCTTGTACGGTCCGAGCGGCTCGTACAAATCATTCGTGGCACTGGAGTGGTGCCTGTCGATTGCCACCGGGAGACAGTGGCAGGGCCGGAAGGTCAAAAAGGAACGAGTCCTCTACGTCTGCGCCGAGTCGGGCGAGAACCTCAAGAAGCGTATCGATGCTTGGGCGATGGCGAATGAGGTCTCTGCGGAAGAGATCGCCGAGAACTTCCGGGCATTGACCCACGAAACCAAGCTCGACGATCCAACCGAGTATCCTCAGATCGTCAAGCATATCGAGAACTGGGAAGCCAAGGTCGTCTGCTTCGACACTGTCGATCGCTGCATGGTCGGTTCCGAGTCCTCCACGGAGGACATGAAAAAGTTCGTGGACGCTGCGGTCAGACTGATCCGGGAAATGGAGGTTGCCGTCATCCTCGTTCACCACACCGGGAAGGACGTGGCGAGAGGCTCCAAGGGAGACAACAGACTCCCCAACGCTTGTGACGTTGTCGTGCAGTGTCTCAAGGCGGAAGCGATGTCAACGACCACAAGACTGACGACCGAGAAAATGAAAGAGGACGCCAAGTCCGAGCCGGTCTACCTGCGGTCAGTTCGGCACACCCTCGGGTACTGCGACGAGGACGGGGACGAGGAAACCAGTCTATCGTTGGAAAGCTGCACACAAGCGGAATACTCCACGACGCCGGTGGCGAGCCTCTCCGTGGACGAACTGACGCTCATGAACCATCTGCCCGGATTGTCGGCAGAGGGCCTCACAGACGAACTGGTTGCGTCTGGTGCGGTTTCACAGGCCAGACTTGGAGAGCTTTGCGGTTTGGAAAAATCGAAGCTGTCCAGAATGGTCATTTCACTTGTTGCCGCAGGACACATTGCCAAGCGTCAGATTGGCAAGACGAATTATGTCTGGCTCCCCACCCTCAGTTGATGCCGGGGCCATACGTTCTTCTCACGTTCTCACACCTAAAGGTGTGTGAGAACGTGAGAACGAGAGAAGAACGAGGCTGAGACCGTGCTTTTTACCAAGCGAAACGTTCTCACAACGTTCTCAGATGTATTGGGAGCGTTGGGAGCGTTCTGACAGTCTGTGAAGACTGATTTACTGAACATTTTGTACACCGCCTGCAAGGCGGGAAAGGAAATCACGAACGTCTGATTTGGTGTACCTGTTGTACACCTACGGCCTCGTGATTGGATTGTGTGCGAAGTAGTGCAAGGAGGTTTCAATGGCTGACCATTCGTCTGTCATTCCGACCGAATATAAGGGTTATCGATTTCGTTCTAGGACTGAGGCTCGTTGGGCTGTCTTTCTGGATTCCGCTGGAGAGCCGTGGGAGTACGAGAAGCAGGGATACGATCTGCCAACCCGGAAGTATCTCCCGGACTTCTGGCTTCAGGACATGAACTGTTGGCTGGAGATCAAAGGCGAGAAGCCGACTGCGGAAGAACGCCAACTCTGCGAGGAGCTTGGCTGGGCAACATCACGAGCGGTCGTCATCGCTTGGGGCCTGCCTGACGAAGCCGGGAAGCGGATTGACGTCTTCTGTGGTGAGGTCAGCGACGGCGGAGCAACCTGTGGCCAATGGTTTCGAGAGATCAGAATCCACTGTGGTGATGTCCCGATTCCGTGGAGCCGGGACAAGCTCGGCCGTCTCTGTCTGAACGCAGGCGAGGACAGGTCTGATCGAGAGTGGACGGCTCCGAACAACCTCATCCCCTTTCCGGGGATGAAGATTGCCGAGCACATCCAAAGTCCGCTCGCTCAGAAAGACTTCAACCGGGCTCGGGGCGCACGGTTCGAACATGGAGAGAGCGGTCCATCTGGCCGGGACAAATTCGAAATGGTCATGGAGAAGAACAATCGCAACCAAGAGAAGTTGCTGGCCGATCGAGCAAAGTTTGGAGGCCAAGCCTAGATACTCTGTCGGACTGTGTGGTCCGCCATCCTTGTTTGAGAAATGAACGACCAGAAACCTCGCCATTGCTGGCGAGGTTTTTGCGTTTTCTGGCCGACGCCACTCTACCTAAGAGCATGGGCAACATCGGATCAATCAACTTCGGCGTGTCAGTCGACACGGCGAAACTCAGGGCAGCAATCGAGGACGTTCGGGACGCCATCCAAACTTTGGACGCCAAGCTGGACGCTCTGAACGAAGTAGACCTCCCCGTGGAGGTCGGCGTCAGAAAGGATGCCGCCGAGCGGATGGCCAACACCACTCGCAAGGCTGAGCGGCTGACTGCCGCCAACCGGCCATCGCCGAGCTACCGGGCGGCTGAACCCCAAGCTTCGGAGATGTAGGTCATGGACAATCACTGGATCAACAGGCACAGGGCTCACCCTCCCAAGGTCTTCCGCTGGGGGCGTCTCTTTGAGGGAGACGACTACGGCAAGTTCTCGTGGGTCGAGTGTGATCCTGATGAACTGGAAGTGTCCTCGGTCGCAATCCCGCTCACCAAGACCACGGCCGTCCAAGTCGAATTCGACAGATGGAAGATTGAGACTACGTTCGGTGACGAGGACTGATGGGCGCACTCTCCCGAACCAAGGGTCACTCGTACGAGCGAGCCATTGCGAAGGCGTTCCGTGATCACGGCTTCCCGGAAGCCGGACGTCATTTGGAGTACCAGACGGACGAGGCGAACGGCGTCGATCTGAAGAACACCGGACCGTACTTGGTTCAGTGCAAACGAGGCCGGGCCTACGCTCCGATCACGGCAATCGAGGAGATCTCAGGCGAGGGAGTTCCGCTCCTCGTCACCAAGGCCGACAACAAACCGGATATGGTCGTGATGCCGCTCGCTGAGTTCCTCCGGCTCGTGAGGAATGCCAGACCGATCACATGATCTGCATCGGGTTGGCCGGAGCTTGAGGATTGCCAGCGGCGGGCTCCGGCTGAGTGCCGTACTCGGGGCTGAGGTAATAAGTTTTCTTGCACCCACGGCACGTCGTCGCCCTGCTCTGCGACGAGCCGAATCTCCCTAGCTGGTAGACGAACAGAACCGGCCAGCCGCACTCCTCGCATTTCCATGCGACGTTGTTCCCATCGGCATGAACGTCGGCCGTCTTGCCGCCTCTTTGAAATGAGACTGCGGTGAATGTCCAACCCATAAGGTTTCTCGCTTTGCCCGATTCTGAGTGGCCGAAAGATTTCACAGATTCTGGAGAAAAAGTCTGCGGAAATCTAAGGAGTGACCCTCTACCTATTGCATGGACAACACAACTTTCTCGGTCGAGTGCTCGCAGGAAACAGCGAGCCAAATTCGAGCGGACGCTGATGAGATCGGGCTGACGGTCGAGGAGTTCCTCAAAGCTCTTCACCGAATGTGGACGGCTTACCGGGCGGAAATCGAGGGTACGAAGGGGGCCGAATGAAGCAGAGTGAATTGAGGAAGTCGAAGCGTGAGGATGCGAAGATCCGCCGAGAGCTTTGGGCATTGGAACGTGCTGAACCGCTGGAGGCTCGCAGGCCACCGGCACCACGACTCCAAAAGTTGGAGACGCTGACGCCGAGCCAGTTGGACGAGATTCCATGGGGCGATTGGAAGGCGCATCCGAAGCCGGATCAGCGAATGAACATCTCACTCAGCGTTCCGGACTTCAACGATCCGGAGAAGTATCAGGCGTTCAGGGATCGACTCCGGGACGAACTGAACAGCGGCAAATACCGGGGAACGTATCTCACCGACGAGGGACTGCAATTTGAGGAGCGAGAAGCTCCGAACGGAGACGAGTGATGGACCTAGAACTTGCGACGTTGGCTGACATCTTCGCCGAGTTGGCGAAGCGTTCTGAAAGTCAGCGGATGGCGAAATACGTTCTGTTCCTCAAGGAGACCAATCAACTCCTCGTGAGCGAAACAATGACCGTCTCAGACGTTCTCTCGTTGGCCGTTGCTCTGACGTCAGTGGCGACACTGAAGCAGGCCACTGAGGGGGCCGAATGAGCGGCAGACACTTCTGGGCCAGTGCCGGGCAGTCTCCAGAGAGTTTCCAGTGTGATGCGTTCTGGACGGAATACTCCAGAGAGGCGTTCCTCCGGATCACGGAAGCTGAGCGGGCGGCACAACACGCCAAGGGCAATCGCTGTCTGATCTGGGACACGGATCTTGTCTCACGGCCAATGACAGCAGATGAGATCGAGATCGCACGGCGGATGTTCTTTGATGGACAGGGGACGCCGAGCGATCTCTCGAGACCCGCTCTCCAATTGGAGAGCGATGGAGGGAAATCAGATGGAACTTGAACTGGCAACGGTCAGAGAAATTTTTGACGAGCTTGAGAAGCGAGCAATCGTTTCGCCGATTGTGGGTTACTCGCCTGACGCCGGGCTGTTCGTCAGCGACACGCTGACGCTGATCGAGGAAGTCAAAGCCATGAACGGATTGCGTTGGGATATCAACCGACGCATGGCCAACGGAGAGGTGTTGGGCGATGACGAGTGACCAGAAGAGAGTCGCTCTGATCGAGCAGTATCACCGGCTCAAGGAGAGAGTGGAGCAGACCCTCCAGCGTTGCCGCCGTGGTGAGGAGTCGATCGGGAATGCCACGTTGGCCGTTCTGGATTTCGGCAACTTCACACTCAAGGCAACGAAGGAACTGATGGGGGATGGATGCGAGAGAAACTGACGTTTCGACGGGACGAGAACAACAACCTGATATGGATTCGTGGCGAAGCGGAGTTCTTCGTTTACAACGACGAATTCGATCAGGTTACGACGATGATTGTGGATGAACTGTTCTCTATGGCGAAGGCAGATCTGGTCAACGCTGGCGTGGACGCAACATTGATCGAGGGCATCTTTGCGCAAGTGCTGGGGACCGAATGAACCAACTACCACCGGATCTCCTCGACGAGATCACACGATATGCCGCCGAACTGATCGAGCAGCGGGCAGTGGCGCAGGCTAAAGAGAACTTCGATCGGACCAAGCTTGCGGAAGGTCAGGTCCGGGACAAGGGACCGAATCTGAAACGAACCACGAGGCGGCAACAAGCTAAGGCTCTGATCCTTGAAGGACTGTCTGACTCAGAGGTCGAGGACCGGACCGGATACTGTCCCGCCATGGTCCAGAGGCTCCGTGTCAGCATGGGAATTTACAAGAGCCGAGCACTGACCCAAGAGGCTCTGTTCGCCATTGCATTCTCGTTGATGAATACGCTGAAGCCGTACCACGAAATCGCACGAGACCACGGCGTCCACGCCAGTGCGGTGAAGGCGATCGCCAAGAAGATGAAAGACGCAGGGCTCGTGGTGCCGTTCAGAAAGCCGGGAAGGCCGAAGGGGATTGGATGAACGACAAACTTTTACGAATCGGGCAAGCGGCAGAGCTACTCGGCGTCACCGTCGACTCGGTCCGGCAGTGGTCTCGGAAGGGACATCTGACTGCCATCAGGACGGTAGGAAATCACCGTCGATTCAGAGAGAGCGAGATAATTGCCTTTCGGGATCGCCTGAGCACATCAAGTTGAGACAGTGAAGCAATTCCGGTTCGACTCCGGATCGCTAGCCGAGGTTTGGAAGGGGAAGTGGGTTCAACTCCCGCCTTGACTCGACGGTTCGAGGGGCTTGGCAGTCGGGAACAGACCGGCACATTTTTTCACGTGAGGCGCAATGATCGAGACGGCGTTGTTGGTCGGCGGGCTCGTGGTAGTGATCGGGCTGCCGTTGCTCTACGGGATGGCGAAGGACGGAAACGAAAGGGCTCTGTGGACGCTCGTGGCAATCGGCTGCTTGGCGTTCGGAATCGCACGGGGCCTTGTGGATGCCTGCCAACTGCGGGCGATAGAGGAGATCTATCAGGGGAAGAATGACAAGCACTCAAGAGGAGATCTTGACTATGAAACAGAAGACACTGCGACTCGGTGAGGCTGCGAGACGGCTTGGCGAAACGCTGGCCACGATCCGGACATGGATCGACGTGGGCTTGATGCCGGTCGTCACAACGGCGGCAGGACAGCGAAAAGTTCCGGCGGAGATCATCGAGATGCTGGCGGAGACTGAGGCGGTTGCTCCTACATACCTGCATGCCGAACAAGATCCCCACGTTCCGAGACCCCAGACGTCCGACGATTGAGACCACTGACGAGAGGAAGGAAGCGAAAGCTTTCTACTCCTCGCCACGTTGGAGGGCACTGCGAGCCATCAAGCTGCGCCGCTCGCCAACCTGTCAGTGCCAAGACGGAACACGGAATCGACCCTGTCTCCAATTGGCGACTGAGGTCCACCACGTCATCGATCGAATTGAGAGACCTGACTTGGCGTTCGTACTGGAGAACCTGAAGAGCATGACCAAGTCATGTCATGCAAGGGTCACGAGGGCCAATCAGTTGGCCAAGCCCAAGCCGACAGCTTAGCGACGACGCTTGCGAGCCCTCATCCGTCTCGTCGCTTCTTTCCTGTACGTCCGCACTTCGGTCGCAGGAACCGACCGAATCGTCTGGACGTCAACTTCGAGGAGTTGCTCACCGAAGTGTCTTTCCAATGGAAGGCACTGTTCCCTTGTGGCGAATATGACGGCGCAGGGCGAGCCATCCTTTGAGCTTGGGAAGACGATACCGTCCATCGGTCCGTTGGGCTGCTGCATCTCGTACCGCACATACTCGGTGAACGCCTGAGTTGGTACATACTCAATGTGAGCCTTGTCATCCTTGATGACCGGCTTGGACAGGTCGGTCACGAAGTGACGAAGGAACGCAACATCATGCCATCGCTCTTCATCCCAAGGCTCGAATTCGCTTCGGGGAGTTGGGGCTTTCGTCAGGTCCAGAAACGCCATCGGTCTCAGCGTTCGGACAATGGCACCAGTGACGAACTTCTTTGACAAGGTTCGATCTGCCAGGTTCACGACTTCGAGGCAGGCGGTCTCGAACTTCTCGGCACCGTAGAACATCGGAACGCCTGCCGGGCTCATTCGATTCGCTGCCCACGCTCCCTCCGTCTTCACTGTAGTGAACTCCTCAGGTCGAGCCTCAAGAGGCTCGTCTTCCCGGTGTATGCGGACTTTCCACCACTTCGTCCCTGCCGGGTAGATCTGGCCAAGACCTTCGGCTTCTCCTCGCTGCGTGATCTCCTTCAGCATCTCTGAGGGATTGATGTCTATCCCGATCTCGAACTCTGAATCGGTCCAGAACGTGAACCGGCGGCTATGCTTGACCTTGTTGCAGAACTTTTCCCATGCGTCAGCGGCTCGCTGGCTAGGTGTTCCGGAGATGCTTCCTTTCGAGTAATACTCGGTGTTTCCAATGGACTCTACGATGTCACTCATTAGCCTCTTGCTGCGAAGCTTGAGTTCCATCTCGCCTAGAATGTTCTCAATGTAGTCTTCCTCAACTCCCCAAAACTCACCTGTTTCTTTGTCGAGCGGTCCCTCTTCACTCGGGTCTGTCGTGTAGAAGGTGAGAACTCGATCTTCGATGAAGCCGCAGACTTCACTGAGTTCGTAGGTGGCTCGCTCCCTACTGCGGCAATATGAACACTTCTCGCTCGCATTGTGTTCTTCGATGAACTCTGCAACGCAGGGGTCTCGAATGCATCGAGTACAGACGTACTTTTCTGCTTCATAGTTCATAGAATCGCCTTGGTCTCTCGGAGTCTGTGGTCGGTCAGCGGCCATCGGCCGCCCCCCTAGGGGGCGTTGGATCTCTAAACGGAGAAGATTCCTGATACGCCCAAGGGGCGCACACGTTTTCGTGCAGAATTGAGGGCCGAGGGGGTCAGTGGAAATCAAGTTGAGCGTCGCACGTGTTCGTTCCATCCGAGCTTTCAAAATAGACGGTCACCTCTCCATCAGAACTAATCTTGAGTGGTACACCGCCATGCCGATACGCAGACAAGGCTGCGGTAGTTCGGGCACCGATGTGACTGCCGACACTTTCGTGGGGATTGATGACCGCACCAAATGCGAGAACCCCTTTGGTGTCAAAGATGACGGCACCGTCCACGCTGGCGATTTCGGCGAGCAACCGCCGCTTGTCTTTCGTTGCTCCCTCGCTGCTGAGACTGATGTTCCGGAGTGCTGGCGCAATCAGCCGTTGCCCCGACTTCGCTTCTGTCGTATCTAACCGGCAATGCGGATTTGAGACTTGGGCGAGAACCTTGTGTGCTGGGTCGAACACGAGCAGCGCACCATGTCTCCTGAAGCTGAGATCGAAGCACAATTCAAAAAGATTTGCACCCGTCCAATAGTCTTTGACATAGCCAACAATGCAGTTCTTGAACGTAGGCATGTCGTACAGCTTCCATCGTCCTTTCCTCTTGGAGGCGAGCAAGCCGCTTCGATCCATGATGACTATGTCGCCATTGCTCGTCACGTGGGCAGAGTATTCTCCGTCCTTGAGGATGCAGTGGATCGGGTGCAAGAATGAAGGGTAGAACCGGTAGCTTGTGGACTCTGTTATCTCGTCCCAGCGAACCTCCTCATATCCCATGAAGTGAATTCTCTTATTCACTCGAATGTAGGAAAAAGGTGAAGATGCCAACTGATCGACGAGCTTCTGCCAACAGTCGTTCCCGATGTGCTCTTCTGCTTCTCCGGGCGAGATTACCAAGTTCAGACTGACCTGATTGTTCTCGTTTGTTCGTCCGGCGACCTTGTTCAAGTAATTCACGGCGCTCGCCCAATTCACCCCAGTTGCCATGCTTTTGAGCCACTCGATTGCAAAGTGCTCTTGGAGAACTTGGACGAACAGGGGCTGCCCAATCAGAGGATTCTCGATCAGCGAATCTATATTCAGATTGATCGTTTCGAGAAGTTTGCGCAGGGCTGGCGTCAGCGTGCGGCTTGAGTAGAACTTCTGCTTGTGTCCGTTCACCTCAATCTCATTTGGGCTGGTCCCGTAGTCTGCGATGTACCATTGCGGGACCAGCGAGATGAGGTGTTCGACGATGTGCTGCTTCATCTCGGCCTTCATGGTTCCCGCTCGCTCCCCGCCATCGCCTTCGAATTTGCTGCATCGCCTCGTACATAGGGTATGGCACGAGGACGAATTCCCAAACCGAAGGCGATCAACGATCTGAAGGGAGATCCCGGCAAGCGTCGTAGACACAGGGCTGAGCCAGTCCCGCCGAAGGAAAAGCCAACGTGTCCCGAACATCTGAGCGACGTTGCAAAAGCTGAGTGGCACTTCATCACGGCGCAGCTTGATCTCATGGGGATGCTCTCGAACGCCGACGCTCGGTCACTCGAACTCTACGCAGCGGCCTACAGTCGCTACCGAAAGGCGGAAGCTCTGGTTGACCAAGGGCTCGGCATCATGGAAGGGAAGGACTCAGGCTTTCCTGTTCTGACTGGCTACCAAACCGCCATGAATCAGGCCGCAGAGCAGTGCCGGAAGTGGCTAATTGAGTTCGGTCTGACCCCTGCCGCTCGCTCTCGAATGGCCATCCCGTCTCAACAATCAGGGGCTCACTCGGCACTGATGAACAAGTACGTCCACAGAAAGGCGTGAGCGGCTCCTACCTACCTGCATGGGACGTAGGAAAAAAGTTGCTGATAGATGGATTGAGAACAAGCTGGACGAACTCGCCGTCAAGGAGGGCTGTTGGTACGACAAGGCCGCAGGAGACTTCGCTTGCGAGTTCTTCCCTGACTGCCTCAGGCACAGCAAAGGGCGATGGGCTGACGAGCCGTTCGAGCTTCTGCCATGGGAACGCAAGATCGTTTCCAAGATGTTCGGTTGGAAGCGGGAGGACGGGACTCGCCGGATTCGAGAGGCGAGCATCTGGCTCCCCAAGAAGAACGGCAAGTCCACGCTTTGCAGCGGGCTCGTGCTGCTGACGCTCGTAGCCGATGGAGAACGATCGGCCGAAGTCTACTCGTGCGCATCGAGTCTCAAGCACGGCAAGATCATCTATCAAGAAGCCGAGAAGATGATGAAGTCTTCTCCGTTTCTCAGTGAGCAACTTCAGTGCGTCCCATCGACGAGCCGCATCGTCTTTCCGGCCACTGGCTCCTACTACGAAGTCCTCTCGTCCAATTCAGCGACGGCCGAAGGATGGAATATTCACGCATGCTTTTTCGACGAGCTTCACCGTCAGAAGAACCCTGATCTGTTCAACGCTCTGCGATACGGGGGAGCCGCTCGGGATCAGCCGTTGTTCGTCACGATCTCGACTGCCGGAGTCTACGAGCCGGATTCCATTGCTTGGCGGCAGTGGTGTTACGCAAAGGACGTTAGGGATGGAGTGGTCGAGGACACGAGCTTCCTTCCCGCCATCTATGCCGCCGAGCAGGATGACGATTGGACCAAGGAAGAGACGTGGAAAAAGGCCAATCCCTCTCTCGGTCTGACGCTCAAGCTTGAGGACTTCCGCCGGGAGTTCGAGAAAGCTCAGGCCACGCCATCGGATCAGAACACATTCAAGCGATACCGTCTGAACATGTGGAGTCAGGCTCTCGCAAGCTGGATTCCCGATGACAAATGGATGACCTGCAAGGGCTCCATTGAACTCACGGCTGAAGAACTCAAGACAATCGAATGGTTCGGCGGGTTGGACATGGCATCCACCGAAGACGTTACTGCGCTGACGCTGGTGGGAGAGCACAATGGCCAGTTGATTGTTCTGCCGTTCTTCTGGGTCTGTGAGGCTCAGGCCGATCAGCGGCAGACTCGGGACAAAGTCTCATATGTCACATGGATCAAGCAGAAGCACATCCAAGTTGCCGGGGACAAGTCGATCGAATACGCCACGATTAGGCGTGACATCAATGAGCTTGGCGGCAAGTACAAGATCAAGCGGCTAGCCGTGGACCGGTGGAACGCTTCACAGTTGGTCCAAGAGTTGGACGGTGACGGCTTCGATCTGTGCTACTTCGGGCAGGGCTACCAGAGCATGACGGCTCCGATCAAAGAGTTGGAGCGGCTCGTCTACGACGGGAAGCTCAGCCACGGCGGCAACCCCGTCCTCAGATGGATGATGGGCAACGTGATGATTCGGCGGGACGACGCTGACAACGTGAAGATCTCTAAGAGCAAATCGAAAGAGAAGGTGGACGGAGTGGTCAGCACGGCCATGAGTGTTGCGCTGTGGATGGCGTCCAAGGTCGAGAAGCCAAGCGTCTACCGGGACCGGGGAATCATGGTGGTCTGAGTCAGGGGAAAAGCAGGCGGCTCCCCTAACTACTGCATGAGCAAGAGATCACGCAGAAATCACCAGCGGCAGCAGTCGTACTCCAGCAATCCACCGGCCCCAACTCAGCCGAGCGGACCGCACAATCTCAGCGAGATTCGCCACATTGGCAACGTCTCGTCAGGCGTGACGGTCAATCCGATTACTGCTCAGAACTTGGTTTCCGTTTATGCCTGCATCCGGGCCAAGTGTGAGTACGTCGCTCCACTCCCTCTCCCGACATACAAGCGACTCCAACGGGGAAAGGACAAGGTCTCGGACCATCCAGTCCACCTCGCTCTCAATGAGTCTCCCGATGGAGAGATGGACTACCTCAGTTTCCGAGAGATCGGCATCAGCCATCTTGAAGCGTGGGGAGAATGGTTCTCAGAGATCGAGTTCACGGGAGGCGGGGAGTTCCTCGGACTGCATCTGATCCCACCGAACAAGGTCCGGTCTGTCGAGAAGACGAAGTCCGGAGAGACCATCTACAAGGTCGAAGGATCGAAGGTTCCGATCCCCTCGTGGAAGATGTTCCACGTGAAGATCGGTGGCAACGGTTTGCGTGGAACGTCGCCGCTCCTGCAAGGTCGAGAAGCCATCGGTCTCGGCATGGCGGCGGAACGCTTCGGAGCCACATGGTTCGGCAACGGCTCGATCGGTCAGAGCGTCCTGAAGCATCCGGAGAAGCTGGACGACAAGTCCAAGGTCAATCTCCGTGAGTCGATCGAGCATGTACATCGAGGGCCAGACCGGGCCAACCGAATCATGATCCTTGAGGAAGGCATGACGCTTGAGCAAATCGGCGTGGCTCCCGATGCCGCTCAGTTCTTGTCCACGAGACTCTTCCAGCTACAGGAAATCTGCCGTCTGATTCGGGTTCCACCAGCAATCGTCTACGACCTGTCGCAAGGGACGTTCTCGAACACCGAGCAACAGATGACGAGCTTCGTTGTGGGGTCGGTCACTCCTCTCTGCCGGAGGATTGAAGCCGAAGTCAATCGGAAGCTTTACACGGAAGCCGAGCGCAGGGAGTTCTTCTCTGAGCATCTGATCGACGGACTCATGAGAGGGGACGCAGCAACAAGAAACGCCACGTACGCCATCGGCCGTCAGTGGGGTTGGCTCAGCGTGAATGATGTCAGAGGCAAGGAGAACATGGACGGCATCGGCGAGGAAGGGGACGTCTATCTCAATCCTCTCAACATGGTCCCGGCTTCAGCGTACCTCCAGCAACAGCAGGCTCCGCAGCAGGTCCAGCAAGCTCCAGTCCCACGGCTCCCCGGTCCAACGCTGGAGCAGAAGCCAGAGGAGAAACCACAGGACGCTTCGTTCTCAGCCAACCCTCAAGCGGTCTGCGCTTCGTTGTACTGTCTCCAAGACAACCTTGAGCGGATGCTCCGCAAGGAAGCCGAGACCGTCAGGAAGTATGCGGCGAAGCCAGAGAAGTTTCTCCAAAACGTCGAGCAGTTTTACAGCGGTCAGGCCAACCTCTCGGTCCAGCACATGGACCCCAGCGTTACCGCATACGCAGCGGTCTCGAATCGGGATGGAGTTCCTCAACTCTTGGCTGACCTGTTGGTCAAGCAGGGGCAAGAACAACTGATCGAACTCAGCGGCAAGGCCAAGGCCGACACTCTTGCCGAAGCGGTCGAAGAATGGATCGGGCAGCGTCAGGCCAAGGCGGTCGAAATCCTCATGATGTTGGGTAAATAGATGACCATGGAAAAATATTTCTGTTCAACTTCGATCTTCTCCGAGACCAAGGAAGGCACTCCGGGAAAGCTGTCTGGATACGCCACCAAGTGGAATCAGATTTCATCTGATCGAGGCGGATACCGTGACAGGTTCTCACGAGAGAGCTTTGCCAACCTTGGCCAAGAGGGCGTGAACGTCACGGCGTATCGAGACCACAACTACGACATCTACCTCGGGCAGTTGAGCAACGGCTCGCTCACGTTGAGATCCGACGAGGTCGGTCTCTGGTTTGATCTCGATCTCCCTGACACGACTGACGGCCGGGACACGGCGTTCCTCGTTGGACGCAAAGACCTCAAGGGAATGTCGTTTGGATATGAGCCGGACTCGTGGGAGTGGGACCACTCTGGCGAGTACCACGTGAGAGACCACGTCAAAGGACGTCTCATAGAGGTCTCGGTCGTGTTTGACCCAAGCTTCCAGAACACAACTGTTGATCTGCACTCTCAGGACAAAGCCAAGCCGGAACTCTTCTCGCTGAGTGAGTCATCGCCAGAGGCGTTGAAGAGCTTGGAGGAATATCTCCAGAGTCAGAAGCCAGCACCGATCCGAAGAAATCTTTTGAAAACGAAGCTGAGAATTTTGGAGGCGGGACTCTAACTAATTGAAGTGAGTGGTGGCGGGAGATCACCGTGTAGTTGATCTCCCGCCTCGCTCCGAGAATCAAATCCTTGAGACGGTCTTAGCGGCGAACTGCGGACGTTTCGGCGGATGCCATTCACAAACATGGCACCACGATACGACTGCGTTCGCTGTTCGTGTTTTACACGTGGGCCTCTGAGGAAGAATGAAGAATGCCAAGCAGTACGATGAACAGATTGCCGCAAAGGTAGCGGAAGCTCGCAAGATTACGAACTTCGCTGAAGGTGAGGGGCGTGACGTCAATGCCGACGAACAAGCTCTCGTTGACAACATCATCGCCGAAGTGGAGAAGCTGAAGGCTCTCCGTGATCAGTCGGCCAAGCTGGAAGTTGTTGAGTCCTCGCTCAAGCAATCCACTGGCCGGATCTCGAACTTCAGCACTCTCGATGCTGAACCGATCCACAAGGACATCAAGCGGTACTCGGTTCTCCGGGCTCTCCGCAATCAGCTTGAGTTCGGCCGTCAGGTTGGGCTTGAGGCTGAAGTCTCTGCCGAGATTGCCAAGAAGAGCGGCAAGAATCCACAAGGGTTCTTCATGCCTCTCCAGTACGGCAACCTCGATCTCACCACCGGTGCCGGGGCTCTCGACGAAACCGTCAAGCACGATTCGTTCATTGAACTTCTCCGTAAGAAGATGCTCGGATCAGAGCTTGGCGTGACCATGCTGTCTGACCTGTCGGGAGTCATTCAGGTTCCGAAGCAGACTGGCGGAGCAACGGCTTACTGGATCAGTGCCGATGGCTCTTCGACCATCACTGCCAGCAACCCAACCATCGGTCAGGTTCCGCTGTCGCCAACGACCTGCGGAGCGCACACGAAGTACACCAGAGCATTCATGCGTCAGACAAGCATGGACGCCGAAAAGTTCGTGATCGACGATCTGACGGCTTGCCTTGCTCACGAGCTTGACCGGGTCATCTTCAACGGATCGGGCTCGGGCGCAGAGCCGGAAGGGGTTCTCCAGAACTCCTCTGTCTCTACCGTCTCTATCGGAGACGGGACGGCTTACCCAACCTTCGCCAAGTTCGTCGAAATGGAAACCGCTGTTGCCGCTGGCAATGCAGACGTTGGCAACCTTGCTTACGTCACGACTCCGGCCGGTCGTGGAAAATTGAAGTCCACCGAGATTTCGTCCTCAACCGCTCGCTTCATTTGGGAAAATGATTCGATCAACGGTTACAAGGCTTACGCCTCGAACCAGTTGCCAAGCAACCTCACCAAGGGTCCATACGGGACCAGCCTTTCGGCTGCGATCTTCGCAAATTGGAGCGATGTTCTGGTTGGTATGTGGGGCGGATTGGACGTGAACGTCAACCCGTACTCGGCTGACACTGCGGGAGCAGTCCAGATCACCGTCCTTCAGGAACTTGACGTCGCTCTCCGCCATCCGGAAAGCTTCGCCAAGTGTGTCGATGTTCGAACGAACTAGGCCGGTCTGAGTGAGTGAAGAATCACAGAGGGGAGTTGGGGAAACCTGACTCCCCTCTGTTCGTTTGCGCCGTCCACGCTCTACATATTTGCATGAGCACACTGAACCAATTTTTGTACTTGCTGGAACCTGCCTTCATCGGCAATCGAAGCTGGCACTCTCACGAACTCGTTGACGTTGGCAGTCCAGAACGGGCCGAGATCCTAGAGGAGAGAGGAATCGGCTTGGTCGTCGGTCGAGCGGTCGAGTATTCCGAGTATCTGCGGAAGGCGAGGGCCAAGGGCGAGAACGATCATGACGTCCTCATGTTCCTCAACCGGATCAAGATGTTCCCGCTCCTCGATCGGACTCCGGAGTGGGTCTCTTTGTGTGAGCGAATCTGGTTGCCGCCAGAGGACGACATTGCCAACTACGTTGTGGACAACGAGCCGAAGCCACCGGGCAAGCCGTTCGAGTTTGAACTGGTGACGTTGGACCAGTCCGAGCACATGCCAGCGGGACGAGTCGAGCTTGAGCTACCACCACCGAAACCGAAGCGGATTCGAAAGAAGAAAGCCGTGGAGGGCTAGATACCTCCATGAGCATCAAAGACCCGAAGATAATCACGCCACCGGAAGGACTGCCGGTCTCCATCGAGCAGGTTCGAGAGAACTCGAATATCTGGACTGACGGGGATGAAGACCTGTTGGACCGAGTCATTCGGGCCGCTTGGCAGTACGCCGAGAACTTCCAGCAACGGACGCTGTTGCCAACCACGTTCGAGATGAGGATTGACCACGTCTTTCCGTGCGCCATCGAGATTCCGAAGCCACCGCTGATCGAGGTCGACTCGATCACCTACGTGGATCAGAACGGCACCGTCCAAACTTTGCACCCAGATGAGTACGAAGTGGACATCTACTCCACTCCCGGAGTCATCGTCCCGGATTACAACAAGTGCTGGCCATCGGTCCGCTGCAAGCGAAACGCCATCACCGTGACCTACACGGCTGGCTATGAGTCGATTCCAGAGAAGACGCAGACGGCGTTGGTCATGCTCGCTGCTCACTACTACGAGAACCGGGAAGCGTTCTCTTCTGAGGCGTTCACGTTCAAAGAGGTTCCGCTCGGCATCCAAGCTTTGCTGAGCTTGGATCGGTGGAGCTACTACGCCTAGGGGGAACCATGCAAGCAGGGAAGTTCAAGAGAATCGTCGAGATCCAGCGGCCGACGAACGGGAAGTCGGAGGGCGGAACCATCACGCAGGGACCGTACGTCAATCTGTTTCCGGACAAGGTCATCAAGGCGGAGATCGATTCGCTTGGGACCACTGAAGCCGTCAACGGAAAGCAGGTCCAAGTTGTCGCTCAGTACCGAGTGACGCTCCGCCATCCGAAGCGGGGGGACACTCAGATCACAGAACAACACCGGGTTCTCTTTGACGGAAAGGTCTTCGGCATCGTCGCTACCGACAACGTCAACATGGAGTTCAAGACCCTTGTCCTCACAGTGAAGGAACTGAAGAAATGAAGAACGTAGGCTGTCTATCGAAAGTCATGCTCACACGAGGACCCGTCATGACGGGTCCGATCTGGGCGGAGATTGGGAAGGTCAAAGGGACTGAGTCCCTGAGCATCACAGCGGAGCCGCCGAAGTCGAAGACCTGTGAGGTTGTCCTGCGCTACCGAGACGACATCGGACCGGGCGACGTCATCGGCCATGGCTCCCGGTCGCTCCACGTAGTGAACGTCATCAGCTTCAACCCTGCCGCAGAGGAAACGACTGTCCTCTGCCGGGAGGCTCATGGCTAAGGCGGGCGCAGCACAGTTCACGATCGATGGCGTTGAAGAGATCCTCGCTGAACTCAAGACCCTTGAGGCGAGGGTTGCCAAGAAGCTCATCCAATCGGCACTCCGTAAAGCGATGAAGCCGATCAAGAAAGCGATCGATCAGAACATCCCTGTCGGCGAGACGGGAGCAATGAAGGAAGCGGGCTCCAAGATTCGTTCTCTCAAGCGGTCTCGGAAGCGGTTCGGGGTCACGGTTGGAATCGGCAAGAAGGATTGGACCGGTCCCACGTGGTATGCCGCCAACGTCGAACTGGGCACTTCGAAGATGCCGGGCCGTGGCTTCATGCGGCGAGCGTTCGACGAGAAGAAAGAGGAAGCAGCCAAGATCATCAAGGACGAGATCGGCAAAGGCATCCTCAAGGAAGCCAATCGCAACTGAATAGATACTCGCATGAGTATCGAAACCGCTGTCTACCAGTACCTCGTTGGCTTTGAGTCCATCACTGATGAAGTGGGGACGAACATCTGGAAATACCATCTTCCGCAGACGTTCGATTGGGGCGGGCCTGCTGTCAGTTTGTGGAGAGTCTCCGAGACTCATGACCACAGCTTGGACGGCGGAAGCGGCGTGGCACGTGCGAGGATTCAGGTCGACACGTGGAGCCTAGATCCAGAGGACGCCGAGCACGTGGCGGAAGAGATCCGGCTCGTCCTGCAAGGCTATCGAGGGCCTCTGACAGAGGATGTCTACGCCATGTCCATTCTGCTGGACAACATCGCTGTTCTGCCTGAACCACCGGAGGCCGGGACTGACGTTTGGCGGCATCACATCGCCAGCGATTACATGGTGATCTACCGAGAGCCCAAGCCTCAATTCTGAAAGCGAGACCCCTAGATACCTCCACAGCTTTTTGGTGGAGTATCTATGGCAAATGTAATTGAAGGAAAGGGCACAACGCTCAAGCTTGGATCGAACGTCATCGGCGAGATCTACACGCTGACCGGAATCGGCGTCGAAGTCGACATGGTCGAGACCACGAGCAACAGCACCACGACCGGACGCACGTACCGGCCGGGAATGCACAAGGTCAATCCAGTATCGGGCGAACTCTGGTTTGATCCAGACGACACTCAGCACGCTGCTGTCTATGCGCTGCTTGCGAGCAAGGGGTTGAGCACGTGGGTCATCACTGTGGCCACGGCAACACCGACGACCTACACGTTCTCGGGCTACCTCTCCAAGTTTGAAATCTCGGGCCACACACCAGAAGACAACGTCTCGGTCAGCTTTGAGATTCAGCCGACGGGCAACGTGGTCAAGGCTGGCGGAGGGGCTCCTCCGGAAGAGGAGGAATAACCATGCCTCTCTCTCGTGATTCAATTCTCACAGCTACCGACCTGAAGAAAGAAGAGGTGGCCGTTCCCGAATGGGGCGGCTCTGTGTTCGTTCGCACCATGTCAGGCTCTGAGCGGGATGCTTTCGAGAGCGTCCAACTCAAAGACCCGCACAAAGACTTCCGGGCACGCATGGCGGTTCAGACTGTCTGCGATGAGAACGGCGAATTGCTGTTCTCTCCCGCAGATGTGGACGCTGTCGGCAAGAAGTCTGCCGCCGCTCTCGACAGAGTCTTTGCTCTGGCCTGCCGTATCAACGGCTTCACCAAGCAGGACGTGGACGAACTGGGAAACGTCTAAGGGCCAACCCGCTTCGAATGTTCGCATTCAAGCTGGCGGGCCATCTCAAGAAAACCGTCCGACAACTTCTCAATGAGATGGACTCTGAGGAGTTGTCGGAGTGGATGGCATACGACCAGATCCATCCGTTGCCGGACCCCTACTGGATCGGGGCGGCAATCTCCAAAACGATTGCGGACTGCACTCCCGAACTGAAGCGGAAGCCGAAGCTTGAGGACTTCCTGCCGATCACGAGGAGCAAGCCAAAGAAGCGTCAGAGTGCGGGCGAACACTTGGCGATTCTCGATGCGATGTTTGCTGCTCAGAAGCCTACATAACGTATGGCAAACATCGGCAATATCGACATCGGCAGTAGTTTTTCGACCTCCGGTCTTGCGAAGGGAATCGCCAAGGCGAGAAGTCTTCTCGGCGGGTTCCAATCGAAGATCAGCGGAGTGGCCACTGCCTTCACGGGCTTCGCCGCAGTCATCGCTGCGAACACCGCATTCCAAACTCTCAACAGCGTGGTCAGTCAGACGATCGACGCCATGGACGATCTGGGCGACACGTCTTCCCAGCTTGGAACCACGGCCTCAAATCTCTCCGCTCTCCAGCATGCCGTCACGCTGACAGGCTCCGAAGCCAGTGCGCTGGCTCCGTCCCTCCAGAAGATGTCCATCAACCTGTCGAAGGCTGGTGAGGATTCGAAGACCGCACAGGCAGCGTTCTCCAAGCTGGGCCTTGATGCAGAGAAGCTCAAGAACATGGACCCGGCTGACGCATTCGTCGCCATCTCCAATGCCATCTCACAGGTTCCCATCCAAGCTGACCGAGCATCTGCCGCCGTCGCAATTTTCGGCCGTGGCTCCGCAGGACTGCTGAACACGCTGTCCGCTGGTGAGGGGACGATCCGGGCTCTGATGGATGAAGCAGTTTCTCTCGGAATTGCCTTCAACGATATCGACGCTGCAAATGTTGGAGCGGCCAAGGATGCGTTGGACCGAGCGTCAGGAGCGATGACCGGAATCGGGAACGCAATGACGATTGCGCTGGCACCGTCCATCGAGCGAGTCTCGATGCAGTTCGTCCAGCTTGCCAAGAACGGAAGCGGAACCGGGGAGATCATCCAAGCAGGCGTCTATCTGGTTGAGGCAGCGGTCTGGCTGGTCATCAAAGGCGTCAACTTGCTGGGGGCCACGTTCAAGACGGTCCAAGCGACGATCACCACACTCGGCCACGTTGCTGCCACGATCTTCACGCCGATCTTGGATGCCATTGACTGGATCACCAGTAAGATTCCCGGCATGGGAACTGGGCTTGGTGACGCCGGGCGGGCCATCGCCAAAGACCTTGGAGAGTTGGCCAAGAAACAATTCGGTGAAGCGGGCGGAGAAGTCGCCGCTCTGGCTGGCTACGGGGAGAAGCTGGACGCAATCAAGATCTCGGCATCGTCCACCGGGGACGCTGTGGCTGGTATGGGGACAGACTTCGCAGAGGCCGGGGAGGAAGCGAAGAAATCCGCCGACAAGATTCAGGCCGTCCAAGACAAGGTCAAGGACCAGCTTGCCACGTTCGGCATGACGGCCGATCAGATCGAGCTTTACAAGCTGAAGCAGGAGGGAGCCACAGACGCAGTCATTGCCAACGTCTCAGCGATCCAGAAGCAGATTGCTGCCATGGAAGAGAAGAAGAAGTTGGACGAGCAGATGGCTGCCGATGCCAAGGCCATCATGGAAGCCAACCGGACCCCGCTTGAGAAGTACCAGCAAGAGTTGGAGAAGATCAACGCTCTCGTCCAGCGTGGGGCACTCAGCCCTGACATGGGCCAGCGGGCCGCAGAGAAAGCCAAGAAGGCATTGGACGAGGCCACCAAGACCAAGGTTGTGGACCCGGACAAAGACCTCAAGGCCGAAGCCAAGAACGTCATCGAGGCAACCCGAACCCCGCTCGAAAAGTACAACAGCGAAATCCTCAAGCTGAAGGAAATGTTGGGCAAGGGTCTGATCAATCCGGAGACGTTCCAACGGGCTCAGCTTGAGGCACAGAAGACCCTCAAGGATTCTGGCACAAAGGACAAGAAAGAGGATGCGCAGCGGTCTCCATTTGCCAACGCACTCGAACTCGGATCGAACGATGCGAGAGCGGCAATTCTGCGCAACCGTGGGATCGGCGGCAAAGACCCGATGAACAAGGTCGAGGCGAACACGAAGGAACAAGTGGCACAGGCTCGGGAGACCAACAGGCTCTTGACGCAGATGGTCACTAAGGCCGGAACCGATGGCGGGAGCGTCATGGATTTCTGATCCAGTCCAGCTAGATACTGGATGGAAGTCACAGAACTCTACACCCGCACATCTGAACTCAACGAAAAGGGCCAGCGAACCTACACCCGGACGTTCCTCGTCGTCACCGATGATCCTGACATTGGAGCGGGAGTTGTCCGGGAAGCTGTCGGCATTGCTCGTGGCCAGACCTACGAGACCTCAACCGAGTACGACAACTTCGCCTTCTGCAAGAGCATCTCGGCAAGCTGCAAGGACGATGACGGCAAGGGCTGGACTGTCACCGTCAGCTATGGACCACCGGAAGCGGGCCAAGAGAACCCCACTGAGAATCCGCTGGCGGCTCCTGCCTCGGTCGCATGGTCCTTCGCTCAGTTCGAACGGCCGGTAGACAAGACCGTTGACGGCGAAGCGATCGTCAACAGCGCAGGCGACCCGTTCGCCAACGAGATCATGCGGGACGATTCCCGTCCCGTCTTCTCCTACTCCCGAAACGAAGCCAGCTTCAACGCAAGCTTGGCCTACAGCTATCGAGACACGGTGAACTCGGACTCGTTCATGGGAGCGGGACCGGGACAAGTCAAGGTCTCGAACATCTCCGGGGCTCGCCAGTACGACGCCAACTATGGGTACTACTGGCAGGTCACGTACGAGTTCCAGTTCAGTGCAGACGGCTTCGAAAAGAAGATCGTTTCAGCGGGCCTGAGAGAAAAGAATGACGACGGGAAGTTGGAGAACATTCTGGTCCAAGGGAAAGAGATCAACGACCCGGCCTTGCTCGACAAGAAAGGGAAGAAGGTTCCGCCGGGCGGACCTCCACACATTCACGAATTCAAGGTCTACAACGAGACCTCATTCTCAGCCTTCAACATCGGGTAGCCATGGCCGGAGTCACATTCACACCGAAAGCCGCAGAGAAAGTCAGGGACACGGTAGAGACCGTTGGACGCTGGACGCAGAATGACCGGCCACCAGCTAAGCGGAGAGGATCGTCTGTCACGGCTGGCCGATGGATGAAGATCGGCGAGGGCGAGGGCGGCAAGTATTCATGGGTCGCTCAGAAGATGAACGACGAGGGCCGGTTTGAAGATGACGAGGACTGGGGTAGCGGAGACCACACAGAGGAAGGGGGCTTTGCCGTTGAAGCGAAGTCCCGCTCTGAGTATGTCTTGGAAGGGTCCATCGTTTGGGGTACGCCAGCACCGGGCCGGGACTGCTACGTCTTCGAATACCATCCGGGACCGCATTGGGCACGGCCCACCAATGGTTCAGTCAACTTTCCCAAGCGGCAAGGCAATGAATCTCCGGGTGGCTACGAACTGACTTTCCTGAAAGTGACCGACAATCACGCTGGACCGACTGACGAAGACGATGTGTGGGGTGCCGGTCAAATCTTGAAGGTCTTCAATGGCTACAAAACGACCATTTCATTGAGCCAAAATTCTTGGGCTCAAGTCAACTTCGGTGAGAGTGGCAAGTGGTGGATTCAAGGAAGTGATTGCTAATGGGAACCAACATTCGAAACTCACCGGGCTGTCCATGTTGTGACCCTCCACCGTCTGCATACTTTTGGTTCATCACTTCGACGAGCAATTACACCACACAGTTTGACTTTGAACCGTGCGATATCTTTTGTGACTCGCCTGCATCGGTCGAAGATGATGGAGCACATCAACTCAGAGGCAACATCCTCGCCGGGGGAATGCATTTCCGATTCCGCCAGTACGTCCCGGACTACACCAGCACCGTCCTTTGCGTGGGCGTGAGGCAGTGGGGTTGGAAGATGGAAATGTTCGACGATGGTCCGGCACCAGCACAAGGACCGCTCTTCACGTGGAGAATGCAACCGTACACGCTGGACGTCTCAGCAGGGCCAGCCCTACATGAACTCAACCCGTATGGAATCGGGCCATTCGTGGGCCAAGGCACGATTGAGGATCTGAAGCTTAGACCAGTCGGAGACGATGAAGGCGGGCCGGTGTTAGACCAGTGGGGACGTCCTCTGTATGAAGGCGGCATCTGGCTTACGAATGAAGGGTATGGCACCGAGTGCGCCAGACACGTCCGTCCGGGACTGTTGTTGGTCGATGTACGTGACGGCGAACACGACAAGTATCTAGCAGCGGCAGGAATCGAGCCGCTCAGGGGCTAGCCTTCCTCGTATCCAACGCTGAAGAACCCCGGCAAACAGTAGTTCTGATATTCAGCGAGGAACCAAGCGGCCGGACGGGTCACAGGATGCAGGCGAATGTCTTGCAGATTGCCGGTCACGTATCCGCCAAGGTTGTAGCGGGAGAAGTATCCCGCATTGGTCAGAGGCTGAACATAAGCTTGAGGCACGGCCAGCGTTCCATCGAGGACGCCATTGACGTACAGCTTGAGTCCAACAGACGGTCCCCACGATGCGCCGAAGTGGTAGAACTGATCTTGGCTCAGCATCGTGGACCCGTTCATTGTGTAGGTCGTGCGGGTTCCGTCCGTGGCATAGGTCTGGATCGAGGCTTGGATCTGATTCAAGAAGGAATGACCGAGCGAGAAAACCCATTGGTCTCCGTCCGGCGTGACATGTCCTCGGGAGAACCCAGCACGTGGCGTGTAGAACGTCCCGATGCGAATCCAGTATGAGGCGGAGAAGCCTTGATCGATGCCAACCCTATCCGGCGGAACCGTGATGAACTGTCGTCCGTCGAAACGCTGTGAGTTCTGGCAGAAGACTCCCTCGTCCAACACCGGAACAACCGTTGGGTCCGATCCGTTGCCGCCGGTGGCGTGAAGATGATTGCGGGTCCGGTCCTTGAACTCTCCGGCCGTGCCGTCTCCGTCTTCATTGAGCGGCCAGCTTCCCGCCAGACCGTCCCAAGTGTCATTCGTGATTTCGACGACGCATCCGCCACCGCTCACGAGACCGGTTGTTGGAGTCTGGAAATCGAGGGGACAGCAGTATCTGGCCATTAGGTCGCTCCGTAGTACAGGTAGAGGATTGTGTCCTGCGCTGCCTTCACCGGCGTGCGGACCCACAAGGACAGCTTGCCATCGGTGAAGCTCCGGATTTCATACGGCACGGCAGGACCAGCGGCAGACGTCACGAAGAATCCGGAACCGACATGCGCCGGATTGATCTGTGCGACGACTCCCAAATAGAAGCTGTCGAAGTCCTGACTGACCTTCTCGGCCGGGACCGTGATGGTTCGCCGGTACTGGTATTGTTTCCCGCTCAGCTTCATTCCGCCGGTGCCGATCAGATTGGTCGTGCCGTCGATCGATGCAGAGCCACCAACACGAGCACCACCAGCAGCAATCATCCCGGCGAGGACATAAGACGAGCCACCAGCAAGGACGCCACCAGAGGTTCCGGGAACGAATGTCAGAGTCTTCGTATGGGAACCACCAGAGAGCAGCGTGCCGGTGCCAAGTTCCAATTCCGGGCAGGACTGTTCGAACTCCACTTCGTAGGCATAGAGCCGAAGGTCCGAATCGGAACCGAGACCAGAGGACAAGCTGTACCGGATCGACATGACCAGATTGGATAGGTCAACAGCCTCGTTGTAGTCGTGGACTTCAAGGACGAATTCTTTGGTTGTGGGGGACGTCCCGTAGTCGAGCGGTTCCCATGCTGGTCCCCACGAGGCAACAGGGTCTCCGTACGTTGTGTCAAAGACATTGATTTCCATCACGCCGGAGTACACGGAGACGGCATGTTGCGAGAGTCGGACTCTGACTTTGCACGAGATTGGCCACGCCGAAAGCTGGGGACCGATATTGAACTGGTCAGCGGGCTCCCATGGTTCAGGGCCAACCGTTTCAGCGATCTTCACGTAACGGGTGTAGCTCGAATCGGTGAAGTTGTTCGTGGCGAGGATTTCCCAGCGGTCAAGCGGGGGGCTCGGTGAGACAACATCGCCGGTCCATCCGTTGAATTGCGTGCCGTTCGGTCGAGCGATCAGCGTGGTATCGCACGGGCCGCACTCGATTCCGTACAGGACTTCCACGCCATAGACCCGGACTTCGCAGACGTTGCCGTTGAGGAGTCTCAAACCGATCTTGGTTGAGGAGAGATCGGCCGTCAGGTCTTCAGCACTGATAACGAAGTCGAGTTCGTGAATCGTGGCGGTCGTGCCGATGATCGATGGAATGTCTTCGTAAGCCGTGACGCCGATCGTCTTGTTGTCGGCACTCTTCCATGAACACTGGTGCCACTGTCCAGAAGCTCCGCCACCAGAGAAGTCCGCACAGGAAATCCGGATCTTGGCGACCGTGGGCCATGCTGGGATTCCGCCAGCGTTGAAGGAGTCTCCAACAACTGTGACGAGATCCGGGCCGGGATAGCTCAACTCGTATTCGATGAAGTCTGACGTGTTGAGCAAGTCCGGATCATCGTCGATCTTGTCCCAACCCGTATCTGGAGAGACAGGCCACGGCTCGCCATTGGAGAACGATGCGTCAGAGATCGGCTGAACCGTGCTGTAGTTGATGCAGTCGTACGAGTCGTACCCGCCGGACATGATGTAGAGTTCCGGTTCCGGCGTGATGCCTTCGGCCAGTTCTCTTTCGTTCTCAGCGACGGCATCGAGCCACGCTTGGTTTGGTGCGTCCATTAGTCGTCCTCTCTCCGGGACTCGTGGTATCCCCGGCACCGGTCATGCAACAGCGGTTTGTCTGTTGCCCACGCCAGCAATCCGTTCTCATCGATCTTGATGTCTGCCATCGGTTCAAAGTCTGACTCGACGAGCCACCACGTGCGTTCCCCGTACTGCCGATCCTTCCGGGAGCCGTGATACATGTGACTCGCCAACCCTTCGACGAATCCAACCTGTCCTCTGACCCGCTCGTAATGGGGAACCGCCCACTGGAGCCAGTGTTTTTTGAACTTCGGTCCCATCAACTTCAGATGCAGAGCGTTCCAGTCTCCAATCCAAGCGTTGAGTTGGATCGAATCGCCACTGCCAAGAATTCCTCGGTCATACAGTCCTTCGGGAAGGATGGATCGACGGAAGGCAAAGGCACCGCCGGGACGCTTCACGTGGATCTTGTCGTCAGAACCCGCTTCCGCCGCCGCATAGCCTTGGCCATGGAGCAGATGGTTTCCTTTGGCATCGAGATCCAAGAGAGAGCGGAACGGCTGGACCACTGGAAACTTCTCCAGTTGCTCCTCTGTGTCTTGCGCCCAATCCTTGTTCATGAAGAGCAAGTCCGCATCGATCCAAACCACGTTGTCCACTTCCTGCGGCAAGCTCTCGATGGCGATATTGAGCAATCGCTCTTTTTGCCACATGTAGTTCTTGGCTCTGGTGCCACGAACATGGATGGCATCATCGATCTGGAACGGGTCATCATCGAAAGCGAGTTCCACTGTCGTGATGGGATAGTTGAGGCTGTCCCGGAAACGAAAGTAGTTGTCCCGCAGTCTCGTGTACCCGAAGGGATTGAAGTGACAGGTAACGGCTCCCAGCATTACGACTCCGTCGAAAGGGAGATCGTGATTGTCAGGTTGAGCGAGTCACCGTTGGCAAGAACACGAGGAGTGGCAAACCGTTCTGCACAGAACAGGGTTCCGCTCGTGGCTCCGACGAGGTCATACCCGTAAATCGTGTTGCCGGTCGTTCCACAGGTCCAAGTCTGAACATCGTTGTATGTGACCGATGCTTTGCCGCTCACCGTGGTCACAGTGCTCCAGTTGCCACGGGTCAGAGTCTTGTTCACATAATTTGTGAAGTCGGCAACCGTGAAGTCCCCGGCGACGGATGCGTCAACCGGAGTGAAGTCGTTCTTGTAGAGCTTGCATGTCAGATTCTCGGGCGTGCTGGTCGCCTTGATCATCCAGTCCAGACCGAGTTGCTCACCAGCGTTGGGAAATTTCAAAGCCATAGGGGCCTCCTTTCCCGTATGTAGGGACAGGAGATCTGCTTTTGGCTGGCGCACTCACGGATTGGTCTACGGCTCTTCCGCCGGACTCTTACCGTCGTTCTCAAGCTCCTTTCGCAACGCCTCCGGGATCTCTTCCCACGGCTCAGGCATGTCTGGATGCGATTGGGCTATCACGAAAATATCCCTGCCATTGGTCATTGAGTGGTCCAACTGACCGAGAGCCAGTCGGGGGCGAAGATTCAATCGCAGATACGGGCCTGAAAAGGTCTTGAGAGACACTTCGATTTTGCGCTCGTATTCGACGACTCCTCTTGTCTCGTAGAAATGTTTGCGAAGTGGCTCCAATTGGAAGTCCTTCGCCAGTGCGTCGACACAGAGTTCCATCAACACTGCTACGTCTAGGTCATTGATGATATCAGTGATTGTCTCAGTTGGGCCTCGATGATTGTCGATCTTTGGAATTGGTTGGGCGACAGACAGAATCGCAGATGGACTGATCTCTAGGATCTTCCGCAACTCATCTCTCTGGCTCTCTGTCATCGTGACGCCGCCGTGATATGCGAGTATCGCCGATACCAATTCGTCGTCGAAAAGTGCTCGGTAAGCATCGCAGTCCAATGTGTCTGAGGATATCGACCCCAGCAACATGAGTCTGAGCAGCACTACCCGCTGTCGTGCTGACAATGCAGGGAGGAGGATTTCGTCCCCTTGGCGAATCACGAGGCTGTGCTTCTCCAACTCGGCAACGATGGCCTCAGCGAAACTCGCTTCAATTCTGGACTTCTCGGTGAAATCCTTGAGGCCACACCGACCGCCGCTGACTAGCAGCATCTCAATCAGCGTCGAGCGAGAGAGAAAATGTTGTACACGTGCCTTTTCCTCTTCTGCCAGATCGATGAATTCTCCGTCCGCTTCCACTCGTCGAATCATCTCTACGATTGGGGCAGACTTCTCTCTCGGTAGAAGCTCGCCGTTACCCAAGAGGACCGTAAAAGCTCCGTCGTCGAAGCGGACGTGCCAGTAGACTTTACGGTCGTAGTACGCCAATTCCATTAGAGTCACGATTCGCCGAGTCAACCGAGAGACGGACACGGATAGGTCTCTCTCTTTGCAGACGGCATGCTTCTCAATGAGATAGGGGAGAAGTTCGTCCTGCGTCACGAGTTGAATGTGAGGGGCATCCCGTTGGAGATCCCTATACGCACCGAGGCAGGGGCCGTTAGCTCCGTTCAGCGCAATCAGTATTCCTCGCACGTTGCCTTTAGTTCGCTTCTCCTCCAAGTAGATCTTTCCAAGAAAGTTGTGAAGCACTGGGAGGTTGATCGAATTCTTGTACGCTTTGCATTCTCCGATCATCGGCTCCCCTCCCGGTCCTGCGCCAAGTCGAGGGATGGGGAAGTCGCCAGATAGATCAAGTTCCTCTCCACCGCTGCGAATCATGTTCGTCACTATCTTCGGATATCCGAGCGATATGAGAATGTCCTTGACGAGTTGTTCAAGCTGAGTGCCCTTGTCGTCGTTACCGGTGCCCAAAATCAACATGGTTGCGCCCGTCTGAAGGTGAAGATCGTCAAGGCAATCGTCTCTCCGAGCGTGAAGAGTTGCAAGGCGGCTACAGCCCCCTGGACGGTTCTACGAGTCGTCCGGGGTTTCTTCGTTCTCGGACTCTCCAATTGGAGAGGGGGTCGCACGTTGGAGGATCTTCTGGCGCAGCCCTTCGGCCCATCGATCATTGAGAGCATGAAGAGCCTGTCTCGCCTTTTGGATGGCACCGCTCAGCTTCTCGATCACCTTCTGTCGTCCATGCCATAGCTCGTAGAGGGCTGCCTCGTTCGGATACTTCTGACTGAACTGCTGCCAGAACTCTTCTGGATTGTCAGGCCATGCCGGAGTGAATGTGAAAGTGTGAGTGATGTTGGCGGCTTCCCACTTCAGATGATGGACGGCTTCGGCCCTGTTCGGAAGCTCAGTGAAACACTCGTGGATGAATGAGTTCGCCCTCTCTTCCCCCATTGCGAAGGCGACTGTCCAGTACGTACGAGGCTCATGAGTCTTGATCCATTCCAGATTGCCCCGCCGCTGCTCGTAAGCCGTCCTAGCTTCCTCGTACTGCCGTACAAAGTTTGGAGCGGGAGTCTCGAACAACTCCTCGTCCGTCCACGTGGTCTTTCCGGGGATGGAAAACAGGCGAGCCAGAAGTGCGTCGAGCTTCTGCCGGTTTCCGCCGTGGACGAACTTCACCCCGGCCGAACTGGCTCGCCGGAGCCAGTTGTGGAACGCCGTGCGCTCTGGTCCTTTCCCCGTGACAGAGGCGGCAAGCTGGGCCAAGTTCTCCCCGGTCAGTTTTCGGACTGTGCTAAATAAGGATTTCAGGAGATTTGCGAAATCCTCGGAGTTTCGCTGGGCCATCCGAGTTCGCTTGGGCTTCACGGTGGATTTCCTGTCGAGTCCGGCTCCGATCGCTGTGCTAGATAACAAAAAGACGGGCTCTCCACATCTGACACCGGGGTTAGCGGTATCCCGACACGCTGACGCCAACCTCACAACGACGATGAGAAGCGGATAGCTGGGGACGATGGAAACAGGGCAATGACCAAGAAGACCGCACAGACGACCAGCAAGATGGCTCCCAAGAAGCGGACGGCTCCGACCCGCAAGACCGCTTCGGTCACTCAGATCATTTCACGAGGGGCCAAGCTCTCGGCCCTCGGCGTCCTGTCCAACGAGCAGCAGTTGGTCGACGGCGAGGCGTTCGAGAAGCAGTTGGCGGAAGCTGAGAGGAGCGTGGTCTGCATCGTCAGCAACACCGGCGCAGTCAGCTACGGTCTTCGGGGAGACAGGAAGATTGACCGCAAGGTCCGCACGTACGCTCCGACCCGAATTGACGATCGATCCACAGGGCTTCTCCGGAAAACGACGCTCAAGGCGTTGGCAAAGCACCTCGTCGGGAAGAACGGCCACCAGCCGGTCATTGCGAGGGTCTGCGATCTCATCGAACTCGGCTGGTACAGGAAGAGCGAATTCGCCCCGGTCATCGACTGACCTCTGCCGGTTCCCATCCTGCTCCCTCACCAACCAAGGCACCATGCCACAACAAAAACTGTCCCTCGAAAACCTGACACGGCTGCTCGGGAATCGGCTCTCGGTTCTCAACGAGGAATACAATCGGAGATTTGGCCACGTCGAGAACAGAACGCTGGCCAGCGTTCTGGAAGACTTCGCACGGAAACTCCCGGCGAACACGAGCCGAATCGACGAACTCCGCCTGACGTGGAGTCCGGAGATCTACTACACGACCACTGTTGCGGGCCGTCAAACGATCGAGGCCAGCAACTCAGGTCTCATCGCTGCGGAGGGCACTGCGGCAGGACCAACGTGGACGGCCAAGGTCTTCGTCCGTCTGATCTCGAAACCGTTCTGGCAACAGTCCGTTGCCGTGACGAACAAGGTCTGACCCTCTGCCCTGTGGATCGATCTTGGGAACCCTGTCCAGCTTTTGGAGTTGGACGGGGTTCACTCGTCGATGTAGCGGCTCTGCAAGTATTCAATCTTCGAAACGTCAGCCACAAACACGTAACCCCGAGCAGTGGATTCGAGGTACGGCTCTCCTGATTCGCCATTCAACCATGTGGAGAAAATTGAGATCGGCGATTTGTGATTTTGATAGGCATATCGGTCATCGAACATGTGCAGCTTGACGGGGTCAGTCTTCCCGTCGAACTTGACCGTGAGTTCAGAGACCTTTGGCTTGCCGGAAATGAGTTCGATGCAACAAACGGTCGCAAACGAAAGGACGGTCGCTGAGTCGCCAATGCGCTGACACGCTCCTTTAGGCATACGGTCCTTCAGAAAGGCTTTGTACCCGTCCAAGATTTCCGTTCGCCATTCTTCTTCGAGTTCGAGCGGTGGACGATCGGCATTGAAGTGAATTCGGATCATTCGGATTGCTCGCTGGGGGCTAGACAAGGGTGCCGACCGAGATCAATGATGGTCGACTCTTTGTTTTCTCTCGGGTCGCTAGATGAACTTCTCTGATCTGACATTCCGGCTGATGCTCATCTTCTTCCCGGGCATCCTCTGTCATCTGATGGTCGACTCGCTCACCGTTCACAAGGAGCGGCAGCCATTCCACGTCGTCGTCTACTCGTTCGTCTACGGCGTGGTCTGCTACTTGATCTACGGAGTTCTCTCGTTTCTCTGCTTCGGAATCACCATCGCCTACCGGGCCGTGACTGCGACGGAGACCGGTGCTTTGACGGTGACTCCGCCACCTCCCCTCAACTTCACAAAGATTCTCACCGATCCAAAAGCTTCGATGGATTACGTGGAAATCTTTCTCGTCGCAGTGATCGCCTGTACATTCTCCCTGATTCTCGGCTTTCTGCACAAGCGCAAAACGTGGTACTGGCTGGCCGACAAGCTGAGTGCCACTCCAAGATTTGCCGAACTGAATGTGTGGTCGCACGCTCTGAATTCCAGAGAGGCGAAGTGGGCAGTTCTCCGTGACTTGGACAACGATTTCATGTACCAAGGCTACATCCAAGCATTCTCGGATCTCGACGAGAATGCAGAGATCTTGTTGACCCACGTGGCCGTTTTCCAAGAGTCGACAGGGAACTTCCTGTACGAGGCGGATAGAATGTACCTGTCGAGGAAGAGGGATTCGATCACTCTCGAACTCCTAGACTACAACGGCGGTGTGAAATGA